CACGCCATGCACCCGGTGCCTTATGCCGCGCCCGCTCCCAACGCTGCGCCGCCACGTCAAATTGCTGGCCGACCACAGGTGGCGGCGGCGCCGTTCGTGCCTCCTGGCGCGCGCTTGCTGCCATCGGTTGATTTTGCGTCGTTGCCCGGCGCAAAAATCATCAAACTTGCCTACCCCATTGAGTGGCGAGGTGTTCCAATCAAAGAGATTCCCCTACGGCGCCCGATTGGGCGTGACATGCACGCGCTGCCGTCTTCAGCATCGCCCGGCGCGGAGGACATGTTTCCGTTTTTTGCTCTGCTTGCGGGCGTCGAAGACGAGATGATGGATGAGTTGGATGCCTCCGATATCGGGGCCATCGGCAACTTCATCGATGCTTGCTCAAAGAGCGATCGTCGTCCAGTTAACGCCAAGTCGATGGCTGGTAAAAGCTCTATCGAGATCGATCTAGATTGGGACGTGACGACGGACGGCATGGTGCGCAGCAAACTGCACATGCGTCGTCCCAAAGGACGTGACATGCGCGAGTTGCCGTCTGGTGCTGCGATAGAGGACCCGACGTCTATGTTTCGTTTCTACGCGACGCTGTGCGATGTGCCATCGGCAATCATCGAGGAGATGGACATGGCGGATATCCGCTACCTGGGTGAGATCAGCTCTACTTTTTTTCGCCCGCGCCCGGTAAAGAAGTAAAGGTGGCGCCGTCGCAGCATCGGTTTGTGCGCGGCTTGCTTGCAGCGGTCAACGGATGGCAGCCCAGCGAGATTGACAATCTCGACTGGGAACAAATGGTTGTCGATTTTGATCAGGCGCTCGAAATCAGAAAAATGATGAGTGGCTCTGAAGACGACTGAGGAGATCGCCTTGTCTGATGTAACGCAATTGCTGGTTGACGCCTCAAATGAGGCCCCGGATCTCGCTGACTCTGCTCCCGCAAAACGAGCAGCTTCCTCGTCCAAGGACGAAGATCGGCGCACGCCAGCCTTTCGTTTCTACACGTGTGATACGTGCGGCGAACGAATGGATGTTGGTTCTGGGATCGTGGAATGGTGGGACGACGGTGTTTCGCCGTTGCGGGACTTTCGCATTGTGCACAAACCCGCTGCCACTTCAGCTAAACCAAAATGCACCAAGTACGTTGGCAAAATGGTCGGTGCCCATGCATCGTTGTCGTCGTGCAGCGGCGCTGATGGACCAGCTTTTGTCTTATCGCGTCTGTCTGATACGACGCTCAAGGCACCCATGTCGTTCGATGAATTCACGATCATGGACACGGTGTTCAAACGCTTGAGCGTTCCGCATTTTGAAGCGGCACGCCATCACTTTGTTGCGGCAGAGTCCGATGGTTACTTTGATGGCCGCGATCCTGACGATGCTGTTCGGCAAGCTGCCTTGCGCGAGATCATCAATCTCTACGGCTGAGAAGTCGCTTACTTAGAAATCGCGGCAGCGGCGACCTCTGGAGCATCAGCCTTGGTGGCTTGTTGTTCCGTTCCGGCTGCTGACGGTGCAGCTGCTGGCGAACAGCTGGTCTTCGCCCACTCCAGATCGACTGGATTGGCTCCGGCGCGCGCAATCCAGCAGCGGCACTCGTGAACCAGGGTGAGGTTGCTCACCATACGACGCTTGTTGCTCTGCAAGGCGTGCGACTGCTCCGATTGCGGAGTTTTGTTGCCAGCAATTTTTTTCACCAGCTTGAACGGCTCGTGTTTTTCAGTTCCGCAATAATCTGGAGCCTTGTCGAGTGGCAGCCGCACGGTCTTGAACACCGTTTCGATCTTCGGCGTCGGCGGCACGCTGAACATGCTGACGCAACCAGCTAAGCCGAGGCTCACCAGGATTGTCATCCCTGCCAGGAAGGTTTTTCCAAACAGAAGTGTGATTTTAGACCGGATGATCCAAGCAACGGCTTTGAGACTTGCGGTGATGGTCATGGCGTACCCTCAGGCTGCACCAGACGAGGTGCTCAATGGCTCGTCTTCCTGCATCGATTCGGGCGGCATCAGAAGCGCCACTTGGCTCCCATGCGAAAAGACGTAGCGCTGTCCAACCCGCGCGCATCGCCAACCTGCAGGATGTCGCGGCTGGCTTCGAAGAACAGGGTCGTCTTATCGCTGAAAGCGAACGTCTCAATCCCAACGCCGAAGGCGACGATACCATCGGACCAAAGCGCGCGATCAATGCCGGTTTCGTAGCTCAGCACGCCGTAGCCCAGCAGGTGTGGATTGATCAGGTAGCCAACGCGCGTGCCGAGCGTGACGAAGCCCTGGCCGCGACCGTGATCAAGCCCAAGCCGCGCGCCTGCGACGATCTTGGCAAATTGTTTGTCGCAGCTTAGGCCTACGCCTGCGCGTGCGATCTGGCTGCTGTCGCCGGGGACGGTTGCAGCCAGCATGGAGGCTGAGACGTCGATGGCGCACCCCGTCCAAGCTGACCCGAGCGGATTAGCAGCGGCGTCGCGTGGCGATACCGTCAACAAGGTCAGAAGCGTAAAGGTGGCAGCAAAAAATGAGGTCAATGTCTTGGTCATCGATTTTCTCCGAAATCTCTGCCGCTAAGGTCAGGAGGACGTTATGGCTTTTTGTCTTTTGGGGTGACAATCATCTGAACTTTGAGAACTTTGATTGGCTTGTTGATCTCGTCGACCAACTCATCTGGGATAGTTCCTGTATTGCCTTTCATGAGATCGGCAATGCGCTTGTGGCTGTTGCCGGATTCAGCCTTGGCTTCGCTGACTTCGTCTTTGAGGCGTTTGGCGGTTTCTTTTTCCTTGGCAACTTCAGCGGTCAGCCGCGCAACTTCGGCGGCAAGGCGTTTGGTTTCTTCTGCGCGTTCCGCGTTGACGCACTGTGTCGTGCCCTCATTGATGAGGGCTTGCTTGAAGTTGTCCCAGCGTCCGGTTACGAACGCGACGCCAAAATACAGACCACCAACAACCGCGACCGCAACGATAAAAGTCGTGATAATTTTGGCAATAAACTTCGACATGGGTCAATCCATTTCATCAGAGGGTCAAAAGCGCGAGCGATCTTTTGAGACTTCTTCGCAGGCGAGATCGACGCCGTCGCGCTGCATCAGTGAGATCTCTCGTTCAACCGCATTCCATCCATCTTTGTAGTGCTTGTTGCGACCGGCAGCCTTGATCTGAACTTTGACGGACTCGTCGCAGTTCTTCGCGTACCAAGATTCGCGTGCCTCGACGGCACCGCGCGCGAAGCTCGCGTCGTTTCGGCTGTTGCTATTGCCATGGCTCAGCGCTGCGGTTACTCCAATGGCGAGACCTGCCGCGATTGCGGCAACGATCAGGATGACGATCCTGATCGTTGCTCTGGTCACCTTGGGCATTGCGCCGTGGGTAGCAATCGCAAGCATGGTCATTATGCATCTTCCAGCTGAGTTTCAGTCCAGTGCTCGACTTCACCAGGAACCGTGTCGCCGTCTGGGTCCATGCCATAGACGAGGGCGTCTGGCTCGCCAATCATTGCGGACGGGTTTTGCGTGAGCCATGCGGTCACCTTGCCGTGCCATTTGCGGCGGCTGTCGAGGCCGACACAGCCTGCGATGTTGCGTGCATTGCCTGTGTTCAACTTGGCGCAGGCCGCATCAAAATTGCCGCCATCGCAAAGCTCGTTCATGCCGTCAACGTTCCACTCGACGCAAGAAAGCGCGAACATGACCATCTGGTTTTCAACCAGCTCGGGCTGTGTGTTGAGGTCGATACCGCCGAGGACTTCGGCGTATTTCATGTAGCCATGACGACCTGTCACTTGCAGGAAGCCGCGCCCACGAAAGTAGTATCCGTCTTCGGTCCCGGGACGGTTGCCCATGCGACCGTTGTAAACTTCCGATGCAAGCGAGCGTTCGTTGTTTACAAGGTGTGCAAGCTCGGCGTCGCTTTTGTTGCGGAACCGGCTGGGCCAGACTTGCCGCATGCGGGCAGCCGAGTACTTCATGTTTTCGGCGAGCACGGTCAAGGCTCCCGTCTCGTGGAAGCCGTTGGCGAGGAAGCCTGCCATGCGCTTGGGGTTGGCCAGGATGCCGTAGCGCTGCATCATGCCGATGCCCCAGTCGGAATCGAGGATAGCTTCGACGTAGTCCGGCTTGGCGCGCGGGCAAAAGAAGGCGATATGTTCGCGTTGCAACATGATCTTGTCTCGGCAATGGGGCGAATAAAGGTACGCATACGACTGCAATGGTCGTTACCTACCTCGATTCGCGCGCATCGCCAAAAAATCACGTCGCTTGTTCGGTTGCCGGAACCGACTTCGGTGTGGCTTTCCGGGGCGCTTTGGCTGCGGCAGTCTTCGCTGCGGAGGTCTTGGCTGCCTTGTTGGGTTTGACGGCATCAGCCTTGCCCTGGGCTACCTTCTTACGTTGCAGCTCGACGCGTGCGTCAGCCACCTGAACGGCGGTCCGCCGCACGCGCTTGTAGCTGTCTTTGCGGCCTTTGGGTCGTCCCCGTTTGACCAGCGACGTGTAGGTCGCCGATGCCAGGGCTGCCGACGTCTTAGGGCTTTCGATGAGCGGCGCTGCGGCATCCACTTCGCGCTTGATCTTTTTCTTGGCGGCTGACATAGTGATGGCTTTCTTTTTTTGAGTTGAAAGTCAGGACCTTTTGGATCTATTGGCCCGCCGCCGAAGGCGACGATGCCATTAAACCCCGCCCGGCGGGTAAGATGCTTGAGCGTCGATCTGCTGAGATTGCGCGTTGGTACGTGCGGTATCGCCTTCAAAATCTTCGCGACCATCGTTGGGAAACTCAAGCTCGACGTTGCTTGAAAAGCCGCTGCTTTCAAGCTTGTGCGTGACCGATACGGTCATCCACTCGCCATCGATGGTGCCGCGCCGCACGTTTCGAACGGTCAATGGCATGGGTGCCCGAATGCGCGCGTCCCCAATCAGCTGCAACGAGGCGCTGCCCTGATCACGCTTGAGTTTGCTGCCCTTGGATTTTGCTCGATCGTTCTTTTCCTTACGCGTTGGAGCGTGGTGTCGGTCTCTGGCTTGCGCCTTGCCCGCGTTTGCCGACTTGCCCCGGTCGCTCTCGTTGTCGTCGTCCTCTTCCGGCTCGTCGCTGTCGTGGTGCAGCCCCTCGGCGTTTTCATGTTTGGGAGAATCTTTGACCTTGCAAGAGAAACCTTTCACCGCTCCAGGCGCTTCGGTGGAGTTGCCGTCAATCGTAATGGAGGCAAGCGCATTGCCACCGGCTGATTTCTTCGAGCCTTTCTTGGCCAAGTAGACAGTGTCGTTGGCAATCTTTAAAGACGCATCGTGTTCGTCGGCAATGCGCTGAAGGAAAGCCATATCGGATTCGGTCGACTGAGTTTTGCTCTTGTATTGAATGCCAAGCAGCTCAGGGGATACGTTCGAGGCCAGATTGTTACGGGTGGCAATCTCCGACGCAATTTCTTTGAAAGACTTGTTCTCGTAGTGCGTGCTTTTCAATTCCTTTATTCCGGAAGACATATCCACCGATTGCCCAGTGATGGTCATCTTTAAAGGAAAGCCGTTCGATTCAACGCTCTCCACAACATAGAGACCAAGCTCTGAAAGCCCGAATTCTTTATACCCCATTGAAATTCGAACCTTGGCTCCTTTTTTCGGCGGGCTGATGCGCTGATCGCGGTCGTCAATGCAGAGTGAAAATCGATCTGGCTGCTTGTTGGAATTGTCCACGCACTCAAGAGACAGCAGTCGATCTCTGATCAGAGCGGTGATGTCCCCGCCGCCTTCGACGACAATTTTGAAATCAGGGGTCATTGGAAAATCTTACTTCGGTGGGTTCCAAAGAGTAATGGAGGCGGATAGTCGGGTGATCGTCAGATCCGGCAGGACAATGCGCGTCCCTATCGGCATGACAACCGGCTGATTGGATAGGCGGTAATTTCTGACGTCGGATAAGATCGCCTCGACGGCACCGAGCGTCGCTCCGTAATGTCGCCACGCAATGTCGTCGATGGTGTCGCCCTGCATGCTATGTGTAATCGAAGCCATCGTGCGATTCTCTCTTTTAAATCAAAGTTATAATCTACGTTACTGCTTTTTCTCAGGGTGCGTTGTTGTCAAACCGTCACAACCGGAAGACTGTCAACGAACCGCATCGCTGAATCGACTGAACCGACCACGCCGGTCGTAGTGTTAACGAAACTGGATGACGTCGCCGCCGAAATTTTGGCGCTGTTTTTTTGAACGTAACGCGCGCGGTTGCTCACCTTCCTGCCGTGATCGATGATCACTGCTGCTTGTGCAGCGGCATTGGTCACGGTCATAGCCGTGGCGGCGGCTTCGATGATTTCGAATTCATCTGTGATTTGGATCAGGGCTCCGCCAACTTCAGCGCCGATAGTCGATAGCGTCGCTAGTTGGCTTGCGGTCCCAACAATTCCGGCGATGTTCCCGCTCTCAAGCGCGTTGGCCAATCGTCGTCCTTGCTCGACGACAGCGACCGCTGTTGAGGCGACCCCAACGATGGCGGCGGCAGTCGACAGCACGCCGTCAATATCAATATCGTTCAGCAAAGAGGCAATGTTTGATACTGCTCCTGACGCTGTGCTCGCAATGTTGCTCATGGCGTTTGCAACGCTGCCAGACGCCATCTCGGGCACGAACAGGCTAGTTGGATTTGCCGCCGAAATCGACTGACTGAAGCCAAGTGAAGGGATGCTGACGTTGCCCGCCTGCGAAGCGCCGCTGCCCAGGCCAATGACGTTTGCCGCCGCTGAGATGGCGGCTGAAACGGGAAAGTTGCCGACGCCGATGGCGATGGCGCTTGCGGCGTCATCTTCGCCGTAGGCGGCAAGGCTGATGGTAAACTCGACCTTGCGCGGCGCGCCGCTTCGAACGAGGTAGCTGTTGCCGTCCTTGACGGCGCGAATGCAAAAAATGCCGAGCATGCGTCCCGTGCCGGTTGCGAGCGGGTAGGGGACGCCTGACTCTGCGGCGTCGCGCATGTTCTGATATTGGCTGAGCCCGCCAAAGTAATGCGGATAGATCGTGCCCTGGATCTCAACACTTTCTTCGCCCGTTCCAAGAAATTGTAGGGCGGGGCGACGTCCGATGCGCATTTGCGGTTCCCACCGGAACGCCTTGTTGCGATCGAACTTCTGCATGTTGAAGCTATCGGTCTCGAATGTAAATGGACCGAGTCGCATGAGGGTTGCCATGGCGCATCTCTTTAAAAAATGACTGAACTTATGACATCTGTTACGGTGCGTAGTTGAAGGTGGACAGGGCGTTGTTGATGGCTTCGCCCGTCTCCTTGGCACCGCCCGTGCTGGTGACGGTGACGGTGACGTTTTGAATGTTGACGCTCGATTGCGTTGGCCCGTTGAGGGGTTGCACGCCGCCAAGGTTGAGATCTCTGGATTGCGCCTCGGATGCTGCCTTTTTGGCTGCTTCTTCTTCGGCATACTTGGCGTCGACCTTCTTTTTGTGTTCTT